GTAGCTGGTGCTAATTGTCTTATGCCTAATGTATCTCTAAATTCTTGTGCCATTATTCCCCTACAATACTATTTACCATACTTACAATATCCAAAACATTAATAACTCCATCTTGATTAGCGTCGGCATATTCTGTTATTTGTATTACATCTGTTCCTAAAATATGACTGACAACTTGCACAATATCAAGAACAGTTACCTGTCCATCCCCATCAACATCTCCTGGCAAAATATTATCATTATACTGAACTGAATAGCTTGGGTATTCGACATTATCCCAAATTAAATCAGAGTCTGAGTTGTGGTGCATTTGCATAAGATTAACTTTAACATTTTTAATTGTTTTTGTTATGTTAGTAACCATAAATAAGGGTAGTATATATTGCCCACATCTTATTGGCATATCATCAGCTTCTGATAAAACATAATTTTCACCATACATCTTTTTACCTAAAATCATCTCATTAAAATCACATAAATCACCTACTTCTAAATTATAGTATTTTAAAGGTAATGTTAGTTCTATAACATTATGCACATTCATATGTAAATACACTAAATGCTCTGCTAATTTTTCAGCAGTATGCTTATCTCTTATGTATTTATTTTCTAATGTAAATATAGTGTCTTGATGGTCAAAAGAATTAAGCTCTTTATTAAATTTAAGACCATAGTAATTAAGTCGATTAAACTCATCTATATCTCCTGACCTGCCAGTTATCCCGTAAGCACCTCCCATAAGTATTTCGTCAGAAGAATACACGCTTACATCTGGATTATAAGCAGTCCTAGTAACGCTTTCTAAATAATTATCTAACCCATAATCATATTTATATTTTACATTTACTTTAGTATATAGCTTATCTACAGATGTTCTTGAAAAAGAGTATTTAATAACATCTTGCTCGTTTATAGTGAATATAGGTTCTTTATCCAGTTCTTCATCTTTAGTATAGGTGTCTTTTATATATGCAAATGAAAACATACCATTATTAAAAGTAGGGACACATTTAGATGATTGTGCTATTTCTTGGAATAAGTTTTTACCTTCTATTTCTTCATTAACTGAAAATCCTAATTTAAAATCAGATTGGTTGTTTCTTGCATTTACTATTTTATCTACATTCACATCTTGATTATATCCAAGCTCTTGCTCTGCTAAATGAAACATAACATCAGAAGGATTCTCTATAATCGCTCCATTTTCGTCTGGAACATATTCTTCTTCTGCCAGTTCAAAACCCTGGTAATTAACATTTATTGATGATGTTCCGCCAAATAAAATCTTTTGATAAGGCTCTAATAAATCAAAGTCTTCTTGGTAAGATTCTGGTAATGTACTTGATAAGCTGTTTAAAATTACATAAAATGTAAAACTATCTGAGCCTATTTGCCCTGTAGGCTGGTAATTAAAATCAAGTTGATATACTACACCTTCTGAGATTTCTAAGGATTTACCAAAACCCTCGCCTCCTACAAAATCAACAATTCCATAATTAGCCATATCGTCTATCTCATTATAACTTGTGTTTATTAATGTAGAGCCAACTATAGAAGCGTATTCAGGCGTACCAATATCGCTATTATCAAAAACACAAACAGTAACCTGACCTTCAAAATTTTCTACAGAAAATCTGTATGTACCTGATGCTTGCTCGTCAGTATTAATTGATTGATTTAAAGTAACATCTTGCTGAGATACATATATATCTGACAAGCCAACTTCATCAAACTTGGAGAACTGTAGGTATGGAATTAATCCTATATTTTGCTGGGAAAAAGGAGATGAAAAAGCTGCTTCAGAAAATGAAGCATTATAAGATGAAGCGTTGACAGAGTAGTCGTTAGGGTCAAATTCTTGCCCAATAGACATTTGCAATCCAAAAGCAATATCTTTTCCTTCCAATAAATCATACGGTATAAATAATGTTTCGGCAGATGACCAGCTAGGGTACTCGCACCCCTCCCATCCTAATCCATTTGTAATAGCTAAAGTACAATCAGCATAAGAATTGGTGCTCGGGTCTAATCCATAACCATTTCCAACAATAGCCGAATTATACTTGTGCGTTTCCCAAGATATTCCATCATTAGTAAACAATCCCCCCCAGTCTTGTTGCTTTATATTAATTAATACTGAAACTATGCCTGAAGAGTTTGTTTCTAACACGCTTATTCTGGATTGTGGTAGGAATATAGAATTAGTTGAAGGCGTATTTGCCCCTACAGAAGATTCCTTATCCCAATGATAATAATAAGGTAATTGTCTATGGTTCGCAAAATTAGGTGAAACAGAAAGAGTCCCGTCGCTAGCATACCCTGTTATATTGTTTGGGCTCCCATCGTTATCATACTGCCCCTCATATAGACTCCAATCGTCGTTTCCAGTACCACTTCCTAAACTAAAAATAATATCGCTTATAAAAAATGTATTAGTGCCATACTCATAACTTGTGGATTGATTATTTGAGATTGCTTGCACTACCCCTTGCTCTGATGTATGCTCTTGGTCTAACTCATATTTTAAAAATAAATTTTGAGGATTAAACTTGTTAACCTGATTCCCAAAGGCATCGCAAATAGTTAATTGTCTAAACATTAATATCCTCCCCCGCCTGTTCCGCTTCCGCCACCCCTGCTTCTTATTTTTCTTTTATCTCTTATAGAAGCTTTAGCAGTAGACACAGGTCTAGTCGGTCTAGCTTGTCCTGCAGGTGCTGTTTGGAATTGTTCTTTAGGTTGCTGGAACCCTTCTTGCATACCTGATAGCGTTTGGAGCTCTGAAGTGCTAGTATACCTTAAAGATTGATTATCTACTCTACCTATTACATTTGCATATAAATTAAAATCATTAAAGTTTTGCAATATAGCGTTTTTTGTTAATGTTAAATCATTGAATCCTACAAAATCAACGTATCCTGCTCCAAAGTCATCAGTAACAAAGGATGATGCAAAAGCTGGGTCAGTAGATATAGAAAAATTTGAATTTTCTATATTTTTAGTTTTAGCAGGTCTACTGAAAGTAAAATTTACGGAATCAAAAGAATCGGTACCATCATTTTTTCCGTTAAATTCAATGTCTTCAGCTTCATATACTGCGCTATTTTCTGCTATACTACCTTCTGCCACTTCAAGAACAGGAAAACTGTGCTGACCACCGCTAGCTGAAAAACTAAACAAAGCCCTACATTCACCTTCAGTTGACCCGCCCCCAAAATTAAAGAAAAAAACAGGGGTTATAAAAGTATCCTCTCCTTTGTATATTCCATTATACTTTATGTGAAAATCGTAATTAATCCAA